CTATAACAGCTCTATATCAAGATCAAACACATTCTCCACGTACCGACCAATGCCAGCTTTAGACTCCATATGGTTGTGGTACGTGATTTTTTTTATGCAGGTTTTTAAAAACTTGTTTTTCTCGGCGGCGGAGACGTCCGGATCACGGAGCGCCGAGAGACAATCTGTAAAGCGAGCAATTTTCTCCTGGTAATCGATGATAGGAGAGGTTGCCAGGCGCGCTTCCTGGAGCGCTTGATGAGCTTTTTCTAACTGTTCTTGTACCTTGGCGTTCCGGGACAAGTACTCGTCCTTTGAGTAGATCCCATCGTCAAAGGCATCTTTCTGACGCATATCCTTTGCGTGGAGTTTTTCGATCTCAGACTCCAGCGTCTGGATGATAGCAAGATTGCTGCGCTGGAATCCGTCATCATCATTTTTTAGCAGTATCTCAAAATCAGAGATGGACGCCTCCAGCGTCTGGACAACCCGGTCATAGAGAGCGGCATACAGTACGGACTTGGTATGGCAGTTTGACTGGTTATCGCACAAAAAACTTTCAGTCATGCGTCCGGGCTGGCGCTTATAGGTAGAGCGCTTGAGAGACATAGCATGACCGCAGCTGCCACAGCAGAGCAAACCGGCAAAGGGATTCTTAAGCTCGGAGCCTTTTCGCACACATGGATTTGTGCCGCGCTTTGCAAGGATAGCACGGTGCACGTCCTCACTGATGATAGGTTCGTGTAGGCCATCAACGTAAATGTAATCATGCTGATCTTTATTTTTGGGGCGGCTTAGGGTAATCTCGCCGTTGACCATCTTTTTTTCTGATTTACGCCAATTCCACCGAATTTTACCGATGTAAACAGGATTTTCGAGCATATCTTTGATCGCGGCAGGAGACCACTGTGGCGCTTTGCGGGGACGGAATCCAAGGGCATCAAGCTGATGCGCGATCGCCCGGAAGCCCATGCCATCATCCAGATATAAACGGCACATAAGGCGGAGCGCCTCTGCCTCTTCTGGGATCACCTCAAGTGTATGTTGTACGTCTTTACCAGATCCAACGGTTATTTTTTTATATCCATATGGAGCAACAGAACCGATATAGTTTCCACGTTTGACTGAGGCGGTGCGCCCACGGTAAAGAATTTTTTTTGTGTACTCGAGATAGTCATTTCCTCGAGTCAACTCCATCTCAAAAAATTTACGGTCGTACTCGTCTGCGAGGTTGTAGGATCGCTGCGGAGTGAGCACCTGTGTGCCGGTATAGCGGAAAACATTCACGATCTTTCCGCAGTCCTCAAGGTCGCCACGAGAGAGACGCTGCGGATCAACCACGAGCACACCTTTTACGTTGCTGGACTCAAGCAACTGCATGAGACGCTGCATGATGGGACGTGCGGCAATGGTTTCTCCGGAGACGACCTCGCGAAAGATAAAACGCTCCGGGATCTCCTCGCCAAACTCAGAGCGTGCGAAGTCCTGTAAGATGGTCTCATGCTTTGCAAGCACCTCATCCACGGTCATATCTGGATTGTCTGCGCGGGATTTGCGCAAATAGATTAAATAGTTCGTAAGCATAATGATAAGCCTCCCCAACGGCTAAAAATGATAGAGTTGCACCGGTGCAACAAAGATGAGATTATTGCACCACGAAAAATGCAATCTGTCAAGTGTAGCTGCACGGTCGTAAAAATATGGAAAAATGTAAAATTATAACATACCATTTTCCGACGAGAATAACCATGCGATTTTGCGTAAATTCGAGAAAAAGTGTAGCGCACTCCGGACAAAATATATGGTATAAATAAGGCAACCGAAGCACATCTGCCAGAACTTACCAGTAAAAAGGTGTCAGAAACCATGTATACTGTATCGCATGAGGAATAGAGTGCAGCAGTATAGATGGGAAAAAGAATGGACAGAAGGTCAGCTGGCACAGAGATCGGGCGTATCAAAAAGCACAATCAACAGTCTGGAGAATGGAAAGACTACGAATCCATCAGTAGACGTAGCTTTTCGACTAGCAGACGCGCTGGGTGTTGATGTAAGAGAACTGTTTTACAAGTAGGGGGACTTTAACTACAAAGGAGGAAGAGCTATGAGGACAGAGGAACTGAAGCAAAAGATCAAAAGAGAAGTGGATAGTATGGGGGACGGTGACTATCTATTTATGTGCCAGATGATGACATTGATAAAGAAACATAAAGAAAGAGTGGCGGAGCAGTAGCTCCGCTTTTTGTTGTAAAAATATGCACACTGTGCAAATTAAGTATTGACATATATACACACTGTGCATATAATATAATTGTAGCAAGGGGAACGGCAGGAAAGGAGATACAAAGATGGAGAATGAAGAAATGACGATAGAGGAAGCAAGAAAAAAAGTAGGATTATCGAGGCGGGAAGTGTCTGAGTGGCTGGAGATCCCATACCGAACACTAACAAGCTGGGAACTGGGAGAGCGTCCATGCCCACAGTACATGGAGAAGCTGATCGTAGAAAAGATACTGAGAGGAAAGGAAAAGGTAAAAAGTATGATGGTATATGAATTAAAGAAGTTTACAGCGGAGATCAAAAAATCAGAGATTAGCGGGAAAGAGGAGCTGACACCAGGATGCACGATCGGGCGTGACACAGATCCGGAACCTATTAAGAAATTTGATAATCTGGAGGATGCAGAGGCAGAACTTGAAAAGATGCCAAAGGCAACGGCGAGATATATGAGAAATGTAGTGCCATTCTGGGCGGTAGAAGAATATGCGATAGAAGCATATGAAGCAAATGAAGATGGAGATTTCCTGATTGGATCAGATTACTACACGCAGGATGACATGGAGATTGTAGAGTAAAGAGAAAGCGGCGGAGCATGAAAACTTCGCCGCTTTTTAAGTCGGATTTTATTGAGAGATGCCGGCATTCTTTTTCAGAAGTTCTAGATCGTCAGCACATGCATCAAGCTCAACCTTGGTGTTAAAAACGTTGTAGTTGATTGTCTCGACTGCGCCAAGGATCTGACCAAGGCTGATTAAGACAAGCGCAGCAGGCACATACATAAATATAAAAATGATAAAAATAGCAAGAGTCAGCCATATGCTCCGATCGCCGTAGGCATCTACCCCGAACATGTATGCCAAAAATATGGATGCGATAATTCCGCAAACTAAAGCGATATACCCAAAAAATTTACATGCAGTTTTCATAAGTAACCTCCTAAAATAATAGATATAATCAAGTAAAATCTAAGAATGCTAGTCTATGCCGTATTTCTCGGCAATGTCATCCAGAGCATCATCAAAGTCATCACTTATTTCCTGGGATCGGGACTCGTAATCCTGTGTGATTTTGTCGACAGAAATATCTTCTTTTTTCCCGGAAATCAGTTCGCCAGTCTCATAGCTGTAGACATCGTAGTATTTTTCACTGCCTTCGGGGACAAGATAATAATGACCTGTGTCCGGATCACTTATAGATACAGCAGTCCAAGTATCTACCAGAGCCAGGTAGAGACACGTCATTGAGACGGCTTTACCGTTGGAATCAGTAACCAATATTGTTTCAGTAATATCGCCGTCATCCGTAAACTGTACATCGACGAAAGATACATTCGCAACCGTAGCAATCCCAATTTGAGCAAGAGCCGCTCCGCCAACCTCATCGTAAGACGGTAGGGCGGTCTTTTCAGACAAGTAGTTATACTGGTCATTTGATAATGAGAGGTTACCTTTAGCTTCAGTTTCAGCTTCAGTTTCTGTTTTGGATTCTGTGCCTGTGGCAACGGCGACCGTTTCAGTCTCGGTCACGGTAGACGATTCGGATTTGATCTGACTTTGCGAGCCACATGACGTCAGAAGCAGACATGAGAGCATAAGGACAAGCACTTTCCTTTTCATGACAATTTCCTCCTATTCTATGATTTTTAACCGACCAGGATATCCTAGACAGCAGATTCCGCGATCGGCACAATAACTCATTCTTAATATTATAAGAAATGGATACAAATAACAATGCGATATGATGTAAAAAAACCGGAAAGACGTTAATCTTTCCGGTTTTTTTGCATCTCGGCAAGCTGCTGACAAAAATTTTTAATAATCTCCTGATCCATGGGGGATAAAGTCTGATAAGTTTTCACGATATCCAGAATCAAATCGTAAAACTGATTGTTTCTGGACTCCAATAGATCAGAGACAATGGCAGCAGTTTCATCTTCTGGTATGGCAAACATTTCACCAGTACCATTGCGTAGCCACTCTTCGTTTACACTGAATTCTCGACAAATGGATTTGAACATCTGATCGGTGACATTATTTTCGCCTTTTTCCAGTTTATTGATCGCTGTCTTGCCAACACCAAGACGACCACCAAACTTTTCCAAAGTCAAACCGAGACTTTTTCGTAGTTCTCTAATGCGTTCATTCACAGGTATCACCCTCCCTTCGACTATAAGAATAACACCATTAAAAAAGTTAGTCAACAAAAAAATCCCTTAAAGGAACAAAAACTATTGACAAATTCCCTTAAGGGGAATATTATGTAGACACAAGGAACAAACAAAGAAATGAGAGGAGATGACACATATGGCAAGAGAGAATGCAGATGAAAGGAAGAAAAACATCGGCGAGATCACAGAGAAGCTTACCCGCCTGGATGGTCGTAGCTTAATGCTGATTAAGACCGGCGTGGATGTACTGGCGGCGCGCGAGCGTATGGAAGCGGTGACCAAGGAAGAACCGCAGCTTGTATAAGGGCTGCGGCAGCAGTGAGAAATCTTTCTGAAAAAGAAGATGCAAGGCGGACAAATAGCCGCGAATAGAATGGAGCGAGGAGGTGCGCACATGACGACCGACAATGCAGAGAACATCAAGATAATAGAATATCCAACCGGGCGGAACATCGTGCATATCCCGGTCCGAACGCCGGAGGAAGAGGCGCGGCATCACGACGAACTGTATAAAGCGGCGGTGCGGCTGTTGAAAGCGCAGGAAAGAAGCAAAAAAGAACAAGGGAGGGAAGCAAGATCATGAGCGACGTAGAAAACTTACAGAAGAAAGTGGTTGGGATCGCGGAGGCTTACGCAGACATGGTGCAGGAGATGATAGAGAGCAAAAGACCGCTTGCGGATATCAACGAAGGATTAAGGATGCTGAACCACATTGCAAGCACGCTTTACAAATTGGGCGCCAGTGATAACCCAACGGCGCCCGATTCGTAAAATCAGATAAGTTCCCATTCACTCAAGTCGGATGGAACATCAGGAACTTGACCGTCGAGTTCATCCCACTCGAATAAGCCGGTGCAGTGCATATAGACGTTATCTGCCTCAGCTTCTGGGGATGTGCAAGATTCCCAAACGGTGTTTTCGTAAATCAGGCCGTAATGACCGTTGGCAAGCCTCTTGATGTACAGAGGACCTATTGGACTTGCATATTTCCACATAGACACACCTCACGTTTGATGAGTATTTCAGCATGGCAGTGCTGATAAGACAATTATAGGCGAGCAGGGAGAAAAAGACAAGGAAACATATTTTTAGAGCCCGGAGCAACCGGGCGGAAAGGACAAGCATGGTAAACAACAAAAAGCCGGTGTACATCGTGATGGTGATACTGGCAGCAGTGGCTATCTATGTATGGGCGGCGAGCAGGAGCCCGTACACTGTGGGAGCGGCGGAACTGGAACACGAGGAAGTAAAAGCGTCGATCGTGAAAGGGCAGGAGATTGCACCGGTGCAACCGGATTCACAGATTGACGAGATGTCGCCGGAAGAGGTTGCAGAGGAAGAATACTGGGACAGTCTGGAACTGCTTGCTATCTGCGTGGAGGCAGAGGCGGGAAACCAGAGTCTGGAGGGAAAGCGTCTGGTAGTGGATGTGATCCTCAACCGGGTGGATGACAGATCGGGAGTGTGGGGAGATGATATTGCGTCAGTAATCACACAGCGCGGCCAGTTCACATCTTACTGGGATGGCGGCATGGACAAGGTGTGGGAGCCGTCGCCGGAAACGTACAAAGCTGTGGAGATGGAGCTGGAGGAGAGAGGGCATCCGGGCGTGTACTACTTCCGGGAAGGAACGTGGCCGGAGTATGGATCGCACTGGAAAAAAGTCGGAGATCATTATTTTTCGGGAAAGTGAGGAAGAAAGATGCAGACAGTTACACAGATTTTAGAACACTTGCAGAAACTGCCGGAAGAGTTTGCGGAGCAGTACGCGGCAGGAGAGTATGCGAGAGCGGCATCGACGCATGAGTATGCGGCACGGGTGTCAAGCTTTATCGAGATGGACAAGGACGCAAGAGATGCGCTGATGGCGAGATTTGACCAGGTGCAGGTAGAGGATGCGTACCAGAGAGTAGGGAGATGGAGAGATGCTGAACGAGAAAGAGCTGGAAAAGAAACTTTTCGAGCAGGCGGAGTGGTTCGATCACTACATAAGCCGGAAAGAGTACCTGCAGGCTGCTTTGTGCGCTGATTGGGCGGCGATGATTGCACTGTTTTGTGGAGCTGATGAGGAGCTCATGGTGAGATTGTTCGGCACACGCCAGACGGACGAGCCTGTAGAGGGATTGATCCGAGAGAACCGCAGAATGAAAGCGGATGAATGGTGTATCTATAAAGGCGGCTATGCACACAGCAAGCACACGTACCAAAATGTGATGACTTTGGCATAAAAAGGAGAGCATTGGATTTGGGGCTCCAATGCTCAAGAAAAAAATTAACCATGTATTAACGTCTATATTATACCCGTAGTATGCCAAAAAGTCAAGAAAAACAGGGCAAAAGCCCTGCCCCATTTAGCAGTATCAGTATATTAAAGTTTGACACAAGGGGAAGATATGGCACACAGAAAGATGGTGTACCGGTATGGACCGGGCGGGGATAAGTACACCGAATATGAATTTAAGTTTGTGGGGCGATTTGGAGCCAAGGGAGAGAAAAGAGGTCCGAGAAAGAAAGCCACGCCGGAGCAGATCCGAAAACAGAACCAGTGGAACAAGGAGAAGACGGTGCTCCGGTTGATCCGGGAGAACTTTGGTCAGGGCGATCTGTGGATCACATGTAAGTTCCCGGCGGGGACCAGGATGTCGGGAAAGGATCTCAAGGCGATCCGGAAAGCCTTTTTAACAGAATTACGCAAGACATACAAAAAAAGAGATGCAGCGCTGAGATACATATGCCGGCTGGAGATCGGAGAAAGAGGCGGTCCTCATATGCACATGGTGGTTAATCGTATGCCGGGCGGCGGGACGTCAGCCATCATACAGACAGTATGGCGGAAATACGGGAAAAATGTGCACTTCACACCACTTTATGAGGATGGAGATTATAAAAATCTGGCGGAATACATCACAAAGCCACTCAAAGAGGAGGAGATCAGCGGCCAGCTCACATTGTTCGGCGAGGAAGAGGATAGAAAGATCTTCTCGGCGTATAGCTGCAGCAAAGGGCTGAGACAGCCACAGCCGGAAGAACACGTGTATCGAAGACGAACGGTGCGGGCGCTGGTGGAAAACGGACCAGAGCCGACACCGGGATACTACATAGACCGAGACAGCATCAGATACGGCAAGAATCCGTACACAGGGATGACGTATTTTTACTATACGGAAATCCGGCTGGAATACGGGGGAATATGCGGAAAGAGGGCAGGTGATAGCGGATGAGAGCAGTGAGCATCTATACAGCCACGTCAATACGGGGAAGATGGGGCAAAAACGGGCATATTGGATATGCCCTGGAATATTACGCCGAAGGACACAAGCAGCCAGACGTACTATTCGATTACGAACCGGTGGAGAACGTGAATGAGAATCGGGCGGAACTGATCGCACTGTTACGGGCACTCGCCCGGATGCGGGAGAAGTGTGTCCTGACGCTCTACACAGAGTCGGAATACCTGTACCAGGGGCTGAAAGATGATGGACACGTAGAAAAGTGGATCAAAAGCGGGTGGAAGACCGTGAAAGGCACAGAAGTGAAGAATCGGGATCTGTGGCAGAAGCTTATGGCGGCAATACAGGGAAATTTATACACATTGGAGATCCGACGCGGGAACGCGTACACTGCAAGGTTACATGCAGAAATGGAGAGAAAGGAGCGAAAAGTATGAGTTTGTACGAAAAGTTTGGAGAATTTGACAGCGCGGAGGAGCTGAACATGAGCGCAGCGGGATTGCTCAAAGAGGGAGATACGGAGAGTTTGATCGTCTTGGCCAAGGAAAACGGAATTGATAAAGAGGATGCCAAGGACTACATCGATGGATGTATGGACGTGCTTGCGTCACCGATCGCGGCGGCACTCGGCAAACTGGAGGTAGAGTGCGAGGAACTCAAGCCGGAACAGATCATGGAGGACTGGCTGGGGTATATCCGGATCCAATGCACAGAATCAGAGGAGATGGCGGTAGCAGTGAGAAGAAAAGGAAAGTCACTGCGGGGCTGTATCGCCGCGCTGCTCAAGTGGTCATTTAAACACCAGAAAAACATAGATAAGGACATCCTCAAAGAAGCTGGAGTGAATGCAAGTAGGGTAACAAGCGGAACTCCGGGCATGGCCACGGCAAGAAAGATCATCCGGACGTACTATCTTGGAAAGTAGGTGCGAAAAATGAAGAAAAAAGAATTGCTGGAAATGAAAAAAATGCAAGCAACGACGCACATGCTGCACACGGCGGAGCAGGACGAGGCAAAGGACGATGAGATAAAATATGAAAATCACTATGGATACAAGGGAACGCGGAAAATAACGAAGTGCAGGTATGGAAGGTACTTTATGGCAGCAGTAGAGGAAGAAACTTTGAAGGTGGCAGTCTTTACCAGATTAAGTTTGAGACAGAAGTCGCGGGAGCCGATATATGAGATCTATGTGAATAAAAAGGAGAAAAAATACCTGACCTATGAGCCGGAAACAAAAAAATGGCGCACAGCGAAGATTAACATGCTGAGCTGGGAGGGATTGTATTATCTGCACATGTATGAGGAGTGGCAGACGGACGCTACTCGAAAACTTGTAAATGATTATTTTGATACGGGGAAAAACCTAAATGTCTTCCAGGCGGTACTTGATTTTCAGAGTGCAGTGAAAGAAGAGGCACTGTATCGGAAGCATAGAAGCGAAATTGAAGAGATAGATGCAACAATGAAGGAGGTGCCGGAATTACCAAAAAATTTTGATGACTGGGTAATAAAAAATTGCTTCAAAGAAACCTTATTTTACGAGAGAGAGAGACCGTATAGATGGCCAAAAGTGTACTGTACGCATTGCGGTCAGTATATGGATGCACCAACTGTGGGTGGAGCACCAAAGCATGGGGCAGACATTAAATGCCCAAAGTGCGGAGTAGATGCAACGTATAGATCGTGGAATAAACAAAAGGTCGTAGAAGAGGAAGCGGATGTTGCAATCCTGCAAAGGCTCAATGACAGAAGTGGCTACATCTTGCGGTGCTTCCGGACAAAAATAACGCGAAGGCATAACAAAGGATGGGAAGTGGCAGAGTTTAGAAAATTTGAAAGAGAGAGAGAACGGCTGTCACTTGATCTGCGGAGCGAAGAGGCATTTGAATACGGAGAGTATAAGTACACAGGGGTAGAAAGATGGTGCCACCAGTGTCGCCACTCACAGTGGGGGTACTACTGGCGCATAGGAAAAGCGCTTATGTATACACCTAACTTAAGGAGAGAACTAAAAGGGAAACCATTTGCCAGAATGGACTTGAAAAAGCTGTTCCATGGAGGGGAAAGAAAAAGGATAGATGCAACGTATATTTTAGGAATATTAGAAGACTTTCCATTTGTTGAATATCTGGAAAAAAGCGGTTTACACAAACTTATGAGAGAAATAATGGAGGGAGATGTAAACAGAACTTTTTTTGACAGAGAAGCCCCAAGAATAAACGAGGTGTTGAAATTAAATAAACAGGAGTTTTCGAGACTGAGGCAGATTGATGGGGGACAGAACGTGGTACAAGCCTTGAGGTATGAGCAAAACAGCGGAGACAGACTGACAGATGGGAACTTGCGCTACATTGACGAAAATGAGATTGATGTAGCAAATCTCATTTTAACAGCATCAAGAACAGGAATGACAATGCAGAGGATGCTTAACTATCTGAAAAAGCAGATGGATAAAAATGAAATGAGGTTTGAGGAGACAAGAAGACTTTATAATGACTATCTGGATATGGCCGAAGAACGGGGAATGGATGTAACCGATGAGATTGTGAGCAGAAACGCAAGAATGCGGGAATTTCATGACAAATACACGGAAGAGAAAAACAGAGAAGAGAATGAAAAGCGGGATCGGGAGGTAGAAAAAAAATTCCCGCAAATCAGAAAAGATTATAAGAGAAATGCAGAACACTTTGCCTTTGAAACAAAAAAGTATGTGATTGTTGTCCCTAAAAAAGCATCTGACATCACAAAAGAGGGCCGACGGCAGCATCATTGCGTAGGAGCATCGGATCAATATATGGCTAAAATGGCGAGCCGGCAGACATTTATACTGTTTTTGCGAAAGAAAGACGACAAAGAGGTGCCGTACTATACGCTAGAGGTGGAATGGGATGGGAAAATAAGACAGTGGTATGGGGCATATGACAGACAACCAGACAAAGAAGAGATACAAAGTATTTTAAACCAGTGGACCAAAAAGATTGAGAAAAGGCAACTGAAAGAACAAAGAGAGCAGATAAAGCAGACAAAGATACTGGCAGCAGTATAAGGAGGTAAGGGATGGAAGAACTGATGGAACAGAGACATGATGGGAGCAACGTGATTACATATACAGACTATACCGTGTATAAGCAGGATTTAAGGTCAGATCTGCAGCGGGCGGCTGAATCGTTTGTGCGGATCGGGTACATGTTAAAAGTGGCACGGGATACGAGGATTCTTGAGGGCTCCGGCTATGCGAGTGTCAATGAGTTCGCGTTAAAAGAGTTCGGATTGGAAAAGACGCAGGTGTCGAGGTTTATCAACATCAATGATCGGTTCGCCAAAGATGGCTACTCGCTGGAGCTGCGCGAGGAGTACAAGGATTATGGCTATGCGAAGCTGGCAATGATGCTGACACTACCGGAAGAGGTCAATGAGATGCTGAGTCCGGAGATGAGCAAGGCAGAGATCAAAGCGATCAAGGACGAGGTGGATGAAGAGAAGAAAAAAACGGACATCGAGGTAATGCTGGAGGAAAAGGACGAGGTGCAGCAGTCGCTCGACGACACATTGGCCAAGGCACTGTACCAGTGGGGAAAAGACACGCCGGAGAGCTACACGCAAATCTGGAACGAGGCACAGCGGTGCCGCACCGGGGAGATCACGGCAGAAGCACTGGTAAATGAACTCGCACCGGGGGGATTTATCTTGATTATGACACGTATCCCGGGAGAGGGCAGATGCTCGGTCAAAATCGATGAGAACAGCGAGCAGGTATCAGTGATGCTGATCCGCGACGGACAGCGACATACATACAGCAAGACAGATGCGGCGCAGGTGCTCATGGATATGTGCGGCGGATCAGACGCAAAAGAGCAGTGGAGCGAACTGTATAACCTGGCATATCCGGAGCCGGTGAAAAAAGAGCCGGTTGCACCGGTGCAACCCAAAAAGGAGAGCCATGTGCAACTGCCGCCAAAGCCAAAGAAAGAAAAGCTGGCAGAGAAACCGGAGAAAAAGATCGAAGAGAAGCCACAGGGACAGCCGGAAGCACCACAGGGGCAGTCAGTAGAGCAGAACAGAGAAAATGAAGCGCAGGAGCAGTCACAGCCGGCGGAAAGCATCGGAGAGGATGACCAGCGGGAGCGACCGGCGCAAAGTACAGAAGAGAATGAGCCGCAGGAGCAGCAGTCGGAGGAAGATACGGCAGAGGCAAATCAGACCAGCCATGTAGAGGGCAGACGATCAGCGAAAGTCGCGGAGCTGGAGGCAAAGAAGCACTACTGGGCGGAGTCACTATCGGCACATGAGGTGGCGCTGAGAAATCGAATCAGCATGCAGCACTGGGAAAAGGTGGCAGAGATGGCGGCACAGATCAAGGATGAGGCAGAAAAGATTGTTGATCTCCAGAACGAGATTAAAGAGATCCAGGACGCCATCCAGATGCGAATTGAGGATATGGAGGACCAGCAGGATGCGGCAGAGGACGAGTAAAAACCTTAAGTACCAGTTTGACGAGGATACAAGGCGGCTGATTGCATTTAGAGACGATGGACAGTGCATCTTTTGTTCGCGCCGGTACCATATGGAGAACAAAGACCCGATGCTGTACCAGATCAAAGATATCATGCACTTTATCAACAAATCACAGGGCGGTCTTGGAATACAGAAAAACGGCGCAGTAGGATGCCGCTATCATCATATGCTGCTGGATAACGGCAGTAAGGGACTGCGCGCTGAAATGATAGAGATCTTCCGTGAGCACTTAAAGTCAAAGTACAAAGAGTGGGATGAGCGGGATCTGGTGTACCACAAATGGGATTTCCCAACTTTTGGTTAATTGTTATATCACAGGCACTTGGAGGCAATGGACATCCCCGGGGGACACGCCCTGGGGAGAAAGGAGAAAAATGTTTAAGCATGTGATCTACGAGAAAAGATGCGCGATGTGCGGCAAAAAGTTTGATGCCACAAACGCAAAAACAATGTATTGCAGCAAGCGGTGCAGAGAAAGGAAAGCAAGAGAGCCGCGAAAAAGAGAGGATACGCTGTCAAAGGCAGCCATGGAAGCACGTAAGCTTGGAATGAGTTATGGTGCATATGTAGCAAGACAGGAGGCGGGAACACGTGGTTAGAGAAGCGTACAAGGAAGTGGTGAGATCGGCAAAATATAACAGCTACGAAAAGAAGAAAAGCGAAAAAGCGTTGGAGCGATTCCGGGAAAAGCCGTATGCACTCCAGCGTAAGGAGAGGTTGGTGAAAAAACATGATTGAATGTATGAGAACGGATGCAAAGAAGTCGGAGCCTGCGCAGTGGATTTTGAAGAGATATTTATTCCGCGGGGAGCGGAGAGAAGACAGAGAATGGGTGGAAGGATTTTTGTTTGTGGTAAATGATGTACCATACATCTTGCCATATCACAACACAGGGCAGCCAATACACGTAGATAACCTGCTGAAAACAGCTATCGAAGTGCTGGAAGATACCGTTTGCCAGTGCACAGGGCAATACGATAAGAATGGCAAACTGATTTGGGAGGACGATATTGTTAAGTGCGGGAACATAACAGAGCTTGTTGGTTGGGATCAAAATTTTGCAAGTTGGCGTCTACCCAAAAGAGGATGGTTCTACCGCCATATTTACGGAGATGCTCACGGTTCAGAGGATTGTGAGGTTATCGGAAACATATTTGACAATCTGGATCGGTTGGAGGACAACTATGAATGATTTTTTGAAATTTTTCGACGAGCAAATCAAAGTTTATCCGATGCACTTGGAAATTGGATACAACAAAGTAAGCGACTGGACAGTGCATATTTACAAGCGCGGGTGCGGAGAAAATGGGAAAGACCTTGAAATTGTAGATGCATCAGATCAAGATATGGAACTGTGCTTTGCCATGGCACAGGTACAGCTGAAAGAGTGGCTGAGTGAGCATGAGGGAGGATATTGAGCTATGAAAAGGAATAAGCGTCACCGTGTAATAAGGACGCCGAAAGAATGCCGGCAGAAGGAGGAGTCCTTAGATTTCCTCATGGATGTAACGAATAAGAAAATGGGGTTATACGATGCAATGGCGAGGAGAATCTTGGAAAAAGAACAGCAGTATCCGACCGCCGGAGTCGGAGAGAATGGAAAAGAAGATTTTAGACCGGTAATTGAAAATTTTGAACAGGCAGTTAAAGCGATGGCTTAAATGGCTTCGGGCAGAAAGTGAGGGATAGCATGGAGAGATTAACGACAAATAAAAGCGTATCTGATATGTCAATGATTGAGCTGGCATATAACAGTTGCTATGTAGACAGCGAAGGTAATGCCAGATATAGAGATTATGAGATGGAAATGGATGCACGAGATTTCGCCAGAAACCTCATGGTCACATTGACAAAAGATGAGTTGCCAGTAGATGATGCAGAGTTTGACGAGGAAATACTGGACAATTTAACGATAGACCCGTTTTCAGATGTCCGTGGTCTGATTGCCCTGTTCTACCGTAATATGTGGGCAATGGCAGACTTAAGAGAAAAGCTGAAACGCGATGAGGATGCCGAGGAACAGGGATTGCGTCTGCGATTGCCGTGCGGTATTGGTACAGATATATATTACATTCCAAGTGAGGAAAATTTCCGTTTAAATTTATTGAATGGACACGGGGAAGAGAACCGAGTATTTCACCAAACAGTAGACAGAATAACATCCAGAAAAAATGGATGGTATATGGAATGTGATTCCGATTTAGAGTATGGAACTGGGAGAATTTTACTTGATACAAGCTATGGAGTTACTTGGTTTTTAACAAGTGAGGAAGCCGAAGCCAAGCTGAAAGAAATGGAGGGTATTGAGCATGACGGAGAATGAAGCCATAGAAGAACTCCAGACCGCTATTGAGTTAGCAAAAATGTGTACACAGAATTTGGAGAGGAAAAGAGAGATACAGGGTTATGAGATGGCAATTAAGGCACTGAAAGAGGTACAGCAGTACCGTGCAATCGGCACGCCGGAAGAATGCCGGGCGGCTGTGGAAAAGCAGACCGCGAAGAAAGTGAAATCAATATCCCAGGTAAAAGACGGAGACAGTTATGTCGGTCTCATAGGGAGATGCCCTTGCTGCGAAGATATATTAGAAGAGGGCACTGTATATTGTGATTGCGGACAGAAATTAGACTGGAACACTGATACAGTGGCAGATCAGGAAGACACGGAAGCGAGGAGGTAAGGAGATAAGTGGAATTAAAAGAACTCACTGAAAAAGTAACCGGATTGCTGGACGTACAGAACACGGAAGAATTACCAGAAAAGATATTTAAAGCTGTGAAAAATGACGATTTTAATGCGTATGAGAAGTTTTGCAATATAGTGCAGGACTTAAGCGTCGACTGGCTGCAGATGATATTCCAATATTATCACGCTGATCGCAAAGAAAAGATGCAGGATTATACTCCGAAAAGCCTTGCATTGTTTCTTGGAAAATTGGCAGGAAAAGCAGAAGTAGTAACAGATCTGTGCGCGGGTAGCGGGGCGTTGACGATCCAAAAATGGAACATGGATCACGAACAGAAATTTGAAATATACGAATTTGATGACAATGTGATCCCATTTTTACTTTTCAATATGGCAGTAAGAAATATTGAATGCACTCTGTATCATTCGGATGTGTTACAGCAGGAGGTTTTCCATGTATACAAAATTATCAAAGGTGACAAATTCGGAAAATTCAAGGAGGTGGCTTGATGAAAAGCGCACTAATTTCTAACCCTCCATATAACATGAAGTGGCAGGTACCGGCATTTGCACAAATCCAGCCGCGTTTCGCAGAATGCGATACCGTTCCACCGGAGAACAACGCTAATTTTGCATTTATTCTGACAGGGCTTGAAAAAAATGAAAGATGCGTGTTTTTGCTTCCGTGTTCGGTGCTTAGTGGAGGATTAAAGGAAGAGAAAGCGATAAGAGAGTGGCTGGTGGAAAGAAACATGGTAGAGGCTGTAATATTATGCCCGGACAATATGTTTGAGTCAACAGGGATTTCAACATGTATCATCATTTTTGATAAAAATAAAAAAACTGCAACAACGGAAATGGTGGACTTAAGGAGAAGATACAAAGAAGAAATTCGGGAACAGAATGGACAGTATGGCGGAGCCTCTCACACGAACAGGACATATAAGAAGACGGTCAAGGTGATTTTGGAAGAAACAATGGATGAAGTACTTGCGGCGATAGAAGAGAGAAAAACTATTACTGATTTTTGCAAATCAGTCAGCATTGAGGAAATGAAAGAAGGTGGATATAGCCTGTTAGCAAGTCGTTATTTTGATATAGAGCAAGTTGAAGAAAAACACAGAAGTTACGCTGATATTGTGAACGATATAAACAGAATTACACGAGAAAAGAATGCTTGTAAATTAACAATCAATGAAACACTGGCAAGAGAGGTTGGATTTAATATTGATTTATACAAGCTTGACCAACAAGATACAGGACTTAATGATTTGCTTGTTCAACTGGGGGCTGATAAGCTGGAACGCCAAGATTATTTCATAGCATCAAAGAAGAAAAACGAAATAAAGTTTGAAAACAATAGCAAAGAGCAACTATCCAGTGTTTTAATAATGATTTTGCAGAACTGGAAGCAACATATTTATTATCTGAACACGGAAGAAAGTCGATATTTTGCAGAACTGCGGGATGCACTATTGCCGGAATTGATGAGCGGAAAAATTGATTTATAAAACACGAGCAGGAGGGCAAACGATGAGAGCTGAAAGAGGAAGCCAAGAGAAAGCAGCAGAGAGAAGAAAAAGGATGTATGGTTGTGATGGGGAATGCGTCAAAGAAATATATGACGAGGAAACACAAAAGAGAAGCATGTATCCGTGCGGCGGCATAGACACATGCGACGAAAGAAGGATCAGAGAGGGAATAGGAACACTTATATCGGTGCTGATGATCGTGCTTGCACCGATAGCGGCCATAGCAGCAGTTGTAGTGATAAAAATTTTTTGAGAATGTTGAGAGGAAGAGCGACAGTAGATGAACAAAGCAGTATTGATTATGGACGAAATGCCTGAGTGCTGTGCAGATTGTAGCTGCGGATACTTTGAGAGTGGAACTAAGAAGCTTAATCTGATATGCGGTGCTACAGGAGAGGATGCAAACAATGTTGGAAAGCCAGAGTGGTGCCCACTCCGGGAACTGCCGGAGAGAATGGAGGTTTGCGGCACGTATAACGCCGAGTATTATGCGAAAGGCGGACTGATGCCCTCATATAAACTGGGATGGAACAAATGCCTGGATGCTATAGAGGGAGATGCGGATAAAACAGATGATTAGAGGAGAGATGACATCATGGGGAACATAAAGGAGACAGTGATAAACAGAGTGATCGTAGAGATGCAGCAGTGGATAGAGACAAAAGTGCTGAAAAGGTTGGAGGAAGCGATCAGAAGCGCCCTGTATGGCTGCAAAGTCGAAGAGGAGAGCACAGAACTGTCGACCTGCATGGACGACAACATGTACATCCTGCAGGTGTTTGCCGCAAACAAAAAGCTGGAGGGACGCAAAGAGATCAGCATTATGCAGTATGTACGGCATGCGAAGAATTTTTTAGAAGACATCGACAAAAATTATCGGAATGTCACCAAGGATGATGTAAAAGTGTATCTGGCAAGATACAGCCAGCATCACAAACCGAACACAGTAAGCAATATGAAGCAGTTTTTATCCAGCTTTTTCACATGGCTGCATGATGAGGGGTATATCACAGCCAATCCAGTAAGGAGCATAAAGGGCATCAGACCAGTAGAGGTCCAGAATAAAGCAATGACAGTCGAAGAGGAACTGGCGGTCAGAGACGCAGCGGGCAAAAGAAGCACACGGGACAGAGCGATCATTGACGTGTTGTTATCTACCGGCATGAGAGTCAGTGAGATACAGAGGATTAACCGGACAGACGTTGATCTAGATGACAGTAGTATTACGTTTTTGGGAGCCAAGAACGGGAGATACCGGACAGTATATCTTGACCCGCGGGCGCGGAAGCACTTGCTTGAGTATTTAAAAGAGCGTTCGGATGCGTGTGAGGCACTGTTTGCAACAGAGAACAAATACGGGGAAACATGCGGAATAGAACCAAAAAGGATGTCGAAAGAGGAATATGAGCATGTGGCAAAGCAGACAGGGAAAAGCGCAGGCATAGATAGAGCCTGCACAGTGCATGTATACCGAAAGACGTTTGCTACCAGACTGGCGGACAGAGAGTGCCCGTTGCAAACCATACAGGAACTCATGGGACATGCGGATGCCGGAACTACAGCAAAAAACTATGTGGCCAAAAGCAAAGCAAGAACCAAGAAAGCATGCGAAAAGTATTTATTCGTGGCATAAGGGAGGTCAGAAATGGCAGAAGAATCAGAGAAGAGAGGATATCAACCAACGGCATCGGGGCCATTGCAGCCGTCAACGCCGCCATCAGGTGGATCGGCAGTACGAGAAAAAGATCAAAAGCAGATGATCCAGGGCATTCAGGAACTGCCTACGCGAACGCTGACGTCGGCAATGCAGATGATCCTGGATGTCATAAACGGGAGAGGCGATGTGGTAAGAGACTGGGATCACAAGGACAAAGTGGTGCGGCAGGTTAAAGTGATAGGAGCACATCCGTACGTTTTATGCACCAAAGGAAAAAAGCAGGAGCGGCAATTCGAGACAGAGGTGCAGCAGTTACAGCGCCAGGTGCAGCAGTTGCAGACAAAGGTGCAGCAGTTGCTGAAAGAAAATGCATATTTGCGCGGGCGGAGGGGAGAGCGAAGGGAATGATAGCAATCGAGGTAAAAGAGGAGCTGGAGCAGAGAGAACTGCTTAAGAGGTATCTGGAGCAATACAGGAGACAGTTAAAGAAAAAGGACATCCTTAGGAGACGTCTGGAAAATATCCGGCTAGAACTTTTAGGGACGAAAGGAACACGATACTCGATCACGCCAAAGAGCCAGACGAACGCGATCGGAAATGAACCGTTAGACTTTGTGATTAAGTGCCAGGACATTGAAGAACGAATGGAAGCACAGCGCAAGAACGCAATGGCGTGCATGTTAAAAGTGTTAGATGTGCTTGACTTTCTCGACAACGGATCACTGGAAAAGGAGATCATGGAGTATAAGTATCTGGATGGAAAGACATGGGACGCGATACCAGACATCGCGAATAAGAGCAGGAGTCAGTGCATAGAGTATTGGAACCGAGGTTTGAACAAACTGCTGGAGTTTGGAAAAGTACAGGCGCTGCTGGAAGAATATAAAAAAATGCAGGAAAATGAAAAACCGGACTCAACCGGACAGTAGAGTGTGATATAGTAGGAGCATGAAAAAAGCAGAGAGAGCGCAGATGTGCGAAAGCACGTTTGCGTTCTCTCTTTTTACACCCCGAGAACAGGAGGCGGAGGCAGTGCATACACGGCGAGAAGAAAGAAATGGCAAACAGACGTTCTCTAAGGTACTACTGACACCATACCCCCGTCACGGGGCGAGGAACGTCCGTAAATTTCCTCTGAACGAACAAAAAAAAGTTGGTACTTCCTTCCGCTTTTGAAGAGTTGAGGAGGATGTTGACGGGAGGAGAAAGCAAGATGGATGTGAACCAGAAAGAGCTGGCGGCGATCTTGGGTATCACAGCCCGCAGAATCCGCCAGCTGCGAGAAGAATATGGACTTTTTGAACATGGTCTGGCGGCGGGGGAAAAGGTCAAAAGATATCGCCTCGAAAAATGCGTGCCGGAGTATATCAACTATCGGCTGGAAGCGGAAGTGACCAAGGGTACAACCGTGGTAAAAGAAAGGGAACAGGCAGAGCATGAGCAGATCAAGAAAAAGATCTCCATCCTGAAGCTGAGAAGGTTAAGGAGAGAACTGCACGAAGCGGAGGACGTAGAAGAGTTTTTGACAGACATGTTAGTGCGGTTCCGGGCAAGGTTGCTGACCGTTCCGCAAAACATTGCACCAGCAGTGATGGGGGTCGATGACGTGAACAAGGTTATTGACATCCTGGAAAAAGAGATGTTTGCCGCGTTAGATGAGCTATCAGAGTATGACCCGCTTAAGATAGACAAGGATGAGGCGGAGAGGATCATCCGCGAAACGGATGAGGATGAAGGAATAGACGAGGATATGGATGATGAGGAGTAAGGAGAAGAGATGTCGTCGAGTGAGAGACAGAGATCCAGACGGCGCACGAGGACCTTGTTTGTCAACACCGTAAAAAAGGTGTTGCAGAAGCCGGAAAAAATGACAGTGAGCCAGTGGGCGGAAAAGTATAGAGTGTTGGATGAGTCGAGCTTTTTGTCCGGCAAATGGTCAAACGATATCACGCCATATATGGTTGGGATCATGGATTGCTTTAATGATCCATATGTGCAGGAGATCAATTTCTGCAAGCCGACGCAGGTCGGCGGAACGGAGCTTATCATCAACGCGTTGGGTTATATCATTACACATGATCCGGCGCCGACGATGATCGTATACCCGAGTGACGAGCTGGCCAAGGATGTGTCCACGGACAGAATCAAACCGTCACTACTAAAAACGCCGGAGATAAAAGAGCGGTTCAATGAGAACGCATCAAAAGAACTCAAGCTGGTCTTTCGTGGCATGAGGGTGTACCTAAATGGGTCTAACTCGCCGTCTAAGCTGGCGTCAAAGGCAATCCGATTTTTGTTTTTTGATGAAATTGATAAGTTTGAGGCGGCCACCAAAAAAGAGGCGTCGCCATATAACCTGGCAAAAGAGCGTACCAAAACGTTTGCGTACAGCAAAAAGATATACACGTGCTCTACGCCGACGTTGAAAGATAACTATGTTTGGCAACTCCACGAGGAGGCGGACGAGCAGAGGAACTATTTTGTGCCGTGCCCGCACTGCGGGAAGCAAATCATTCTCAGGTTCAAACAGATCCGGTATCCGGATGATAAGACCATGTCACACAAAGAAAGGGCAGAAAAGGCAGTGTATGTCTGCCAGGAGTGCGGCTGTGTCATCACGGATAAAGAAAAGATTGGAATGCTTAGAGCCGGCGAATGGAAGGTTGTGGAGAAAAAGGGCACCGGAAAGGCGCGAAAAGTGTCTTTTTGGTTGAATGCCTTATACAGCAGGTTTTTGACATGGGCAGATATCGCGCTGGAATTTATGGAGTCGAAAGACGATCCAGATAAGCTGCAGAACTTTGTAAACTCATGGCTGGCCGAGCCATGGGAAAACACGAAGTTGAAGACAAATGAAGATACCGTTCTGGATAGACAGACAGAACTTCCGGAGTTTGTGGTACCGGCGTGGACAAAGCTGTTGACTGGCGGCGTGGATGTGCAGGAGAACTGCCTGTACTGGACTATCCGGGCATGGGGGGACTTTATTACGAGCCAAAATATTGCGCATGGTCAGGCGTACAGTCTTGCGGACATTGAACGGATTATGAATCTGGAATTTAAGACAGAGGATGGGGAGCCGCGGATTGTTAACTTGGCGCTCATCGACTCTGGATATGACACAGACAACGTCTATGACTTTTGTGCAAACAATGCAGAATGGGCACTTCCGGTAAAAGGTTCGAACAACCCAATGCAAAGTCATTATAAATTTTCAACAGTGAACAAGACGTCATCTGCCGCACTCGGAATGAATCTGGTGATTGTGGATGGCGGGAAGTATAAGGATATGATCGCGAGCAGAATGCGGCGCGAAAACGGGAAAGGTGCATGGATGGTGTACAAAGGATGCGATCTGGAGTACGCACAGCAGGTCACAGCGGAGCACAAGGTAAGCGTAAAAAACGGCAAAAAGAAGGTGCAGATGTGGGTGAAGAAAAAGTCACATGCGGACAATCACTATCTGGATACCGAGGTGTACGCCATGGCTGCGGCAGACACACTGGGTGTAAGAACGCTGCACCTGATGGAGCAGGGACAGGCACCGCCACCCACAGAAGAAAAGACAGAGGAACCGGAAGAAAGCTGGATCCGGGAAAACGAGTGGTTAGGAGGAGAAGATGGACAACAGTAGCGCAGAGATAAATATGAGCACAGAAGCACTCTTGACCGAGGTAAATCAGGCAATACGGACGGTGCTGCTTGGCGGGCAGTCGTATAAGATCGGGTCGCGGGAGCTGACGAGAGCCGATCTGGGACAGCTCCGGGCACTGAAATCTGATCTGGAAGCAGAACTGAGTTCGGGTGATACCGGAGACTTGCTGGGGAACACATACGTCGCCTTTTTTGACGGGAGGTAAAAATGGGAAATTGGATTGATAAACTCATAGGCGCCATCTCGCCAGAAGCGGGATACCAGAGAGAAGCCTGGAGACAGGGACTGGAAGAACTGCGAAACTATGACGCCGGAAGCTATGGGAGACTGAACGCCAACTGGACACCGCAGAACATATCTGCGGAGCTGACAGATTGCTGGCAAAGGGACACGGTACGGGCAAGAGCAAGGGACCTGGAGAGAAACTCGGATATCCTCAACTCAGTAGTCGGAGCGTATAAGCGAAACGTAGTAGGCGGCGGGTTTAATCTGCAAGCACGGACAAACAGCGAAGAGATCAATCAGCAGATCGAAGCACTCTGGAAGCTATGGACAAAGAAAAGAAACTGTGATGTCACGGGAGTACAAAGCTTTAATCAGATGCTGCGAATGGCGGTCGAGAGAAAAAAGATTGATGGTGGGATGCTGATACATAAATGCTACACCAAGGACGGAATATTGCCGTTCAAACTCCAATGCATCGAAGTAGACGAACTGGATTCATCACAGGTGCAGGCAAAGCACCAAGGGAATAGTGTCATTGGCGGCGTAGAAGTAAATGAATATAACAAAGCTATGGGCTACTGGATCAAACAGACATCGCCGGACGGGATAGACATTGGAAAAAGTGTGTTCGTGCCGGAAAAAGATATGATTTACCTTTTTACAAAAAAACGTCCATCGCAGATCCGTGAGATGTCGGATATGACGCCAACGATCACACGGATAAGAGATGCGAATGAGTTTATGACGGCCGTATCAGTAAAAGAACGAATCCTATCATGTCTGTCCGTATTCATCAAGCGCGTGCTCCCGGGCGGTGTGGGAAGGAACGGGCAACAGGTGCAGAAGTATGACTATAACGGGAAAACGCTTACACCGGGGATGATAAAAAACCTTAATCCGGGAGACGACGTGATCGCCATAAATCCATCCGGACAGTCTGGGGATGCCACGACATTTATAAAGCTGATGCAAAGAATGATTGGAGCCGGACAGGGGATAAGCTACGAAGCCACGAGCCGTGACATGTCCGAGAGCAACTACTCATCGACGCGTCAGGGAATCATCGAAGACGAACTTACTTACACGGAAGACGTGGAACTCATCACAGAGGTGGCGGATGAGATCTATGAGACATTTTTGATCTCAGCAGTGCTGGCAGGGAAGATACAGATCACAGACTTTTGGGAGCATAAAGAGGCATACATGGAACATGAATGGATCAAAGCACCGAAAAAGTGGATTGATCCGCTCAAAGAGTCGAACGCGAACCGGATTGCGATGCAGACAGGACAGAAGACGTTCCAACAGATCGCGGCGGAAGCCGGACGGGACTGGAGAGAACAGATTGATGACATGGCAACGGCGCTGGAATATGCACAAAAAAAAGGAGTGGAGCTAGGAGGTATGTTGGGATATGAAAAAAACAAAAAATCCTGAAAAGGCGATGACGCGGGACATGTATATTGACGCGGTAAGAGCAGAGGCGGGCGAAGAGAAAGGGCGAAAAGTAGAACTTAGCTTTTCGAGTGAGGTGCCATATAGCAGATACTGGGGCGTAGAAATTTTAGATCATGCGGATGGAGCAGTAGATCTGACAAGGTTAAATGAGATCGGATGTGTGTTATTTAATCACAAAAGAGACGTTGTGATCGGAAAAATCACCCGCCTCTGGATCGAAAAGAACAGGGGATGTGCAGAGATTGAGTTTGATACAGACGACGAAGCCGAAAAAATCTATCAGAAAGTAATGAGTGGAACTTTAAAAGGCGTATCGGTAGGATATAGCGTGGAAAGCTGGGAAGAGGTTGCGGCAAACAAAAAGTCAGTAGATGGCAGGTTTACCGGACCGGCAATGATCGCGAGAAGATGGACGCCGTATGAAATCTCGATAGTATCTATCCCTGCGGATGACACGGTAGGAGTTGGAAGAGATCTGGAACTCCCGAGGGGAGATCCGGAGGAGAAGGAAGGTAACCGGCTGGCAGTATACGTACGCCAGCTTGAAATAAACAAAAATTTATATTTTTAACGAGGAGGAACATAATGGATCTTGAGGAAATGAAGAGGGAAAAGGCGAAAAAGCAGCAGAAGCTTGTAGACACAGCAAAAGCGGAAAAGCGCGATCTGAATGAGGAAGAACAGCAGCAGTTTGAAACATTGCAGCGCGAGATCGAAGAACTTGACAAAAAGAAAAGAGAAATGGAGAAAGAACAGAAAGAAGAAAAGCCGGAGGGAGCGAACGAGAATCCTGCGGAAGCAGAAAGAAAGCGTGCGCTCGACATCACACTTTTGAGCAGAGACTTTGGAGTTGATGCAGAAGAATATATCAGGGGAGGATATAGCGTGGACCAGGTAAAGGACAAGATCCTCGAGCAGATGCGCGAGGAAAAGAAGCCGCTGCACACGCAGGGGAAAGCAGACATCAGCGTGACAAGGGACGAACAGGACAAATTCCGGGCGGCTGCGGCAGATGCAATGCTGCTTAGAAGCGGAATGACACTCGAAAAAGCAGAAGAGGGTGCAAAAGAATTACGATCAATGTCTTTGCGGGATTTGGCAATTGAGTGTCTGACACCGGAAAGCAATGGAGCAGCGCTGAACAGAAAGAGTTCAGATGAACTTTTCACAATGCTCCAGAGATCGTACTTCGATCCGTCCGCGGCGTTTCCGGCTATCATGGACACTGCGATCAATAAGGCATACGTCGAAGGTCACAAAAAGGCAAACGTTACTTTTGACCGGTTTACTAAAAAAGGCAGTCTGAAAGACTTTAAGACGGTGGACAACAAGTATCTGGCAGGACCGGCAGGAGAGTTTCTGGAGATTCCGGAGGGTGGAGAAATCAAGAAAGACACCTACCGTGATGAGAAGCTGCCAACCAGAAAGCTGAAAACATATGGACGTCAATTTACAATGTCCAGACAGGCTTTTATCAACGATGATATCGGCGTTATCACAAAAATGCCAGCAAAGTATGCCACATCTGCGAGAAAGACCATCAACAAGCAGGTCTATGAGGTGCTGTGCAAAAACCCGGTGATCTATGATGGAACACAGTTATTTTCAGCGGTGCACAAAAACGTACTTGCATCCGGAACTGGAATTACCAGAGAAGCATTACAGAATATGATGCTGGCATTGCAGACACAGACAGACCAGTTTGGCGAAGCAATTACCATCAATCCGGCCAAGATTGTAATTCCGGCAGGATATGCGATGGATGTTTATACCATTCTGTACAGCCCAACCATTAACACGGCGGGAAACACGCAGGCAACAAACCCACTGTACAGATACAAGGAACTGCTTGAGGTGATCGAAGATCCGACGATCAATACGCTGTGTGGAGGCTTTGGCAAAGTAATGCCGTGGTTCCTTTTTGGTGCGGAGTCGGATACAGACGGAATCGAGGTGGATTACCTGGACGGAAAAGAGATCCCAAACATCCGCAGGATGGAAGTACCGGGGCAGCTGGGCTTTACATGGGATATCTATCTTGATTGGGGTGTCAATCTGATGGATTACAGAGGAATTATCAAGAATCCGGGCGTAGAAGTAGCAAGCCCATTATAAAAAAGAGGAGGAAAAGCGATGAAAGCAGCATTTTGGCAGAGGGGCGAAGCGATAGATTACACGAACACAACAAAAGCGACCATCCAGGCGAATACAATTGTGACGATCGGATCAAGAATTGGAATTGTCGGCGGGGATATCCTGCCGGGAGAGATTGGCGCATTACACATGAATGGCGTGTTTGCAATCCCAAAAGCGGATGAAGGCGAGATTGCGGCCGGGATCGATGTATACTTTACAGAAAAAGGAATCACGAAGAGTGCGGACAATGGAAAAACCAGCGGCGAGAAAGTAGAGTATCCAAAAGCAGGGTATCTGATCGAAACGGCGGCGGCGTCTGATGCAATGGCAAAAGTAAAACTTTTGGGATAAGGAGGACATATGCCAAGAAAAAACGTGACGGAAAAAACAGAAAGTTGCACCGGTGCAACCGAACAGGACGTTGTTGCGGTTGAAGAGGAATCAGCAGAAGGAAAAGAGACAGCAACCGAATCAGATGTTTCGCCAACTGATGGCGGTACTGCAGAAGCAGAGGATCAGACATCGGAGCCTGAGGATCAGACATCGAAACCGGAGGAAGAAAAGCGGTTGACTGCGATCCTCCCGATCCTGTTTGAGTCACGACAGTATGCGCCGGGAGACGTACTCCCGACGCATAATGCCGAGATGGTGGAGCTGTGGCTCGAAGGAAAAGCAGCGGAGTGGATGACCCAGAGCAGCGAAAGCGTGCAGGCACGACCAATCACAGCATATAGCGGCAGGAGTGGTCTGGCAACACCAGCAAGCGGGAAAGAGGATCTGACTGGCAGGCTTCCGTGGTCGCCGCGGAGAGAAAATGCATGACGACCTTTAAAGACATCATCAAAAAAGATGTGACAAATATCTTTTTTAACTTTGACGAATTTGGCGAAAAGCATACGGTTGACGGGAAGACAATGACGGTGATCGTGGACGGCTATGAGCAGATTACCAGAGACAAAAGATATAAGACACTAGAAGATGGTGTGCACACAAAGCAGATACTTTTTTACGTGGCAGCCGTAGAGTTTGGAAGATTGCCAATGGTTGGGCGTATCATACGATTCGACAACGCGGATTACCGGATCACGGACGCGGTAAGAGAAGGCGGGGTATATTCTATATCACTGGAGGCGGTAAGATCATGATTGATGTAGCGATAAGGCTTGAGAACATGTCGGAAATTGAGCAAAAGCTTGATAAACTCAACGCAAATGCCGCAAACGAGATAAAGAAAGCCGTGAACGAGACGGCACGCAAGACAAAAAAAGAACTCGCAGAAGGTGCCAGGAGACGGTATACGGCAAAGCGCCCGAAATATTCGGATGCAATGCAAATCAGAGGCGCTACGGTTAGCAATCTTACAGCAGAGATTACCGCAAGCACACCGCCGATA